GGAATATATTTTAGATGGAGGGTCTGGTCCACAAGATGTGCAAACTAATACAGATAGTGCCTCACATGTTTTAGGTGCAGGAGATTTTATAAACAGCAAAGCTGCTATTTTTGCAATTACATCTGGTACATCAATCACTGGTATTACAACACAGGCATCTAATCCGACCACAGGTGCTGAAGTATTTACATCTGGCTCTACAGTTAATTTATCTACAACCGGCATAATGATATCCGGAGTTTTTAAATAAATAATCATATACATGGAGATATGAATGACTACTAATTTATCAGATTTTTTAAGTAGTGGGTATGCAGGTTTTACTGGGTCAATTGGTTTAATTGGTGTTAGTGGTTCTTACGCAGCAGTGGGGTTTACGGGATCGGCAGGTTTCTTGGCAGATACATCAAACACCGCACCTTTTACTACTACAGATGGTCATATGTGGTTTGATACCACCGATCTTTCTCTTTCAGTACTATACAACGATGGTGATAGTCTGCAATGGATTACTGTTACTGGCGCAAGAGGATTGACTGGGTATACTGGATCACTTGGTTTTACTGGAAGTAAGGGTGACATAGGATTTGTAGGTAGCCAAGGGCCAGCTGGTGGTTTTACAGGTAGCCAAGGATTTACTGGCAGTGCAGCACCAACAGGCATACCACAAAGCAACAACGTCGTTGTACTATCTTCTGATGCCGGAAAACACGTAAACACTACTGCAAATGTAACAATAAACACGTCAACATCGTTTTCAATCGGGGATATGGTTTCTTTTTATAACTCGTCTAATACTGCTATAACTATTGTCTCTACTGGAGTTACTCTACGTCTAGCAGGAACTTCAACTACTGGAAATAGAACATTATCTAAATTTGGGTTGGCTACTGCTTTATGTGTTAATGCCAATGACTACGCAATTTCTGGTGCCGGTATATCATGACAATACAACAAATGCTCCTATGCATAGGTAGCCTAGTAACTGATGGTTTGCTAGTTTATTTAGACGGTAGTACTAGTAGTTATCCTGGGAGTGGTACTGTTTGGAATGATATTTCAGGTAATGGAAGAAATTTTAATCTGTTAAATGCTCCTACATTTACAAGTGACTATTTTACAATGAATGGAACTACTCAAGGTTTTGATATTGGTTCTGCAATTACTACAGTAACAGATTCTTTTACTTATTCTATGATAGCAATGCCAACAGCAACTCATGGCATAGACGCAGAAAGCACCAGCGGTGTTACTGGAACCTCAGGTCAAAGATATTTAGTAGGTGCTAATCAAGGTGGCGCCAGTGCAGCAGGTGCTGGTATATCTTGTGGAACAAACGGTGTGTCTGTTTATGAGCATGCTGATGGTTATATGCCGCCTTTGCTTGTACACAGCGCCACAATATCTAGCACAACACCTACTCTTATAACTGTTGTTTATTTAAATAAGAGACCTTATTTGTATTTAAACGATGTATTTGCTAGACAAGGGCTAACTAGTCCTAGGACAGCAGTAAACATGAGAGGAGATACTCTTGGATACGGGCCTTATGGATACTTTCAAGGTAGAATTTATACCTGTCAAATGTATAGTAAAGCACTTTCTATTTCTGAAATTTCACAAAACTATGAGTTTTTTAAAACAAGGTATGCGATATAATGGGCATTTGGAGTTTACAGGCACAATATCTTTATAAAGTACCAACAACCGTTTTTTCTGATAAGAATCTACATCAATACAGGTTATATAGAAGTTTCTGAAAAGCCACCAATTACGAATAATCAAATTCTATATAGGAACCCAAACAGATCCGTATAACGCAATTTGACCATAATAAAAGGATAAATGATGTCAATAAACTTTCCCAACAGCCCCAGTGTAAACGACACATATCAGTTTAATAATCTAGTTTTTGTCTTTGACGGAACTAAATGGAAAGTTGATGGGCAACTATCGTATATACAAGATGCAATACAATATATTCGTTCTGGAACACAAGCAGAGCGACCTACCGTGTCTGCAGCTACAATTTACTATAACACTGATCTTGAAGGGTTAGAATTTTATTATCCTGATATTGATACATGGGAAGTAGTTTCTACATTTGCAAAACAAGTTGATCTAACTGCTGACAGCGGTCAGCTTGCTTATACCAGCCCAGGTACATATTCTTTTGTGTGTCCCGCAAACGTATACCAAGTTTACGTTGTTTGTGTTGGCGGCGGGGGTGGCGGATATCTTTCTGCTTCTGGAGGTTCCGGCGGTGGCGGCGGCGGTTTGGCCTGGTTAAATAATATACCAGTAACACCTGGGAGTAGTTACACTGTTGTTGTAGGTTTGGCGGGGCAATCGGGCGGAACACCCCAAGCGGGCGGAACCAGCTATTTTATTTCAGCATTAACTGTAGCAGGTGGCGGCGGCGCAGTCGCCGCCGTTGGCTTTTCCGGCGCGAGCGGATCAGGTGGCAGCTTTACTACTACTATTGGCCCCGGCGGCGGTGGGTTTGGCGGTATCGGAGGACAAAATACAATCGGCAACTACTGCGGCGGCGGCGGGGGTGCAGGCGGCTATACTAGCAATGGAGGCGCAGGAAGCGGCTATAACACTGCAGGATTAAATGGAAATGGCGGTGGTGGTGGCGGCGGTGGGGGAACCAGCGCCATCTCCGGCCTTGGTGGTTCGGGCGGTGGCGTTGGAATTTTAGGTGCTGGAATTAGTGGCACCGGCGGCATGGCCGGCAACAACGGGTCGCGCGGTGGCGGCGGGTCTGGAGGGGTTGGTGGCGGTACACTCAACACGGGCGGTGCATATGGCGGCGGCGGCCCCGGTTCAGACGGCACAGCTTCCGGCGGGGGCACCGGCGCCGTTCGTATCATATGGGGTCCAGGTCGCTCGTTTCCCTCTACTAGTACAGGAGATGTATAATAATGCTAGTTTCATATAAAACTGCACAACCACAAAAATTACCTATTGAGCATGTCGGAAAAAGTGAGCAAGAACTGAATGTTCTTGGATTTGTCATTTGTACTGTAAAACCATCATACATTCCAGGACAAAAATTGTGGTGGGAAAATAATCAATGGACTATACAAGATCCAAATGAATCTGAACTTGCGATTCAATGGCAAAAAATAAAAACTGAATCTGAAAAACACTTGGCTGAAACTGATTATAAGGTGATCAAAGCATACGAGTTACAAGTACCAGTTAGCCCTGAATGGGTCGAGTATAGACAAGCTCTTCGCGACATTTACAATAACGTGGCGGGCCTGAACCCGTTTGCGGTCGATTGGCCACAAAAACCATGAGCTCTTATAGATAAATATAAATACCATTGATTAACTTTTACGTGATGAGGATATATTATGAAACTTGCAATAATAGACAAAATAGGTTTATGCTATGATGGAGATACTCTTTCTAAACAAGGACTCGGAGGCTCTGAATCCGCAGTCATCCTTATTTCAAAAGAACTTTCAAAAATCGGATTTGAGGTCACCGTATATAATAACTGCAAGGACGGCTCGAACTCAAAACCAGGACTTTATGATGGAGTCCGATATGTCGATAACTCCGATGCTAAATTTGATGAAACAGACTACGAAGCCGTAATTGTTTCTAGAACTGTAGTACCATTTATTTCTAATGATTGGCCGTTTATACACAAAGCAAAGAAACGTATTCTTTGGTTACATGATACATTTATAGAAGGTGATAATCTATTAGAAGATCTTGTTGTCTCTGGAAAAATAGATCACGTATTCACACTTTCTGACTGGCACACGTCATATATACTTACCTGTCAACACGGCAAGAAACGAAACCACGAAGTACTTAAGAAATCAATATTTCAAACTCGTAATGGCGCCGTTTGCCATATTCCAGAAGTAGATCTATCAAAGAAAGATCCAAATCAATTTGTCTATAATGCATCGGCAACAAAAGGTATGTTGCCTCTAGTAGAACATATTTGGCCAGAGATAAAGAAAAGAATCCCAGAAGCAAAACTTTCTATTATTGGTGGTTACTATCGGTTTCGTGATGGAGCTGAACCTGATGCTCAAGAAAATACAGTTTCACAACTTGCCGCAAGAGAAGACTTAAAAAACCTCGGAATTACATTTACTGGAGTAATTCCACAGCATGAAATAGCAGAGATACTTGCAAAATCTTGGATGATGCTTTATCCAGGTGCATTTCCAGAAACATTCGGAATTTCATCCCTTGAATCACTTCTATACAAGACACCTCTTGTCACCACAAGATTTGGTGCACTCGAAGAAACAGCAATAGATCTTGCCTGTTATCATATTGACTATGCAATTGAACCGAATGTTTTATTTCCACATATTGATAAAAAAATTCAGGTGCAAAAGTTCTTAGAAACTTTCTTTGCTGCATATAATAACCCATATCTACACCAACAAAAACAAAATTACTGCGATATTGTCAAAGATGTTACAGGCTGGAATACAGTTGCACTACAATGGAAACAGTTTCTTTATTCGATACTTGGGAATTTTCTTTCAGTAGATGATTATAGAAAAGTCACTCGAATCAACCAAAAAGTAGCTCGTGTCTTTGGAAGAACAGGAAATATGCCTGCTAATAAACAGTATAGTTCATCTGAAGATCAGAAACGAATTGTAGTTATATCACCTTTTTGGAATGCAGAAAACTATATTCGAAAGAATATATTATCAATTGCTACGCAAGATTATAATAACTACGTGCATATTCTAATAGATGATAATTCAGATGATAAGTCCTTTCAAGTAGCAAAAGAGACTATTAATAGTTTACCAGAAAAACTTCAGAGTAAATTTAGATTAATTCAAAATTTAGAAAATATCGGTGCTATTGCAAATCAAATAGCTGGTATTAGTCATTGCACCATGGATGATATTGTTATGTTATTAGATGGTGATGATTGGTTAATAAACAATAACACACTATTTCACTATTATAATGATCTATATGCACAAGGTTACGAATTTACATATGGATCTATGTGGTCTCTAACAGATAATATCCCATTAATAGCTCAAGAATATCCAATTGATGTTAAAAAGAATAAAAAATATAGAACACATCAGTTTAATTGGAAAATTCCATATACACATTTAAGAACATGTCTTAGCAAACATTTCTTTTCACTTGATATTGAAAAATTCAAAGTAGATGGAAAATGGATGAAATCAGGTCACGATAATCCGCTATTCTATGAATTAATCGAGAAGATAGAGCCAGAGAAAATATACTGTAATAGAGAAATAGTTTGCAATTACAATGATTTAAACCCATTAAATGATTACAAGATAAATGGTGTTGAGCAAAATAGAAATGCAAATATGTCATATAGTAAAAAATTCTCAGTCATAGTTCCGACAATGTGGCGGTCTAAACCACTATTCAATAAATCACTTGAAAGATTGGTCCAGCAAGATTTAGTCGGTGAAATTATAGTAATAAATAATGATGTAATCCACACACCTGATTGGATTGTACTACAAAATCCAAAAATAAAAATGCTAAATCAAGAGGCTAACATAAAAGTTAACCCTGCATGGAATTTAGGTGCAAAAGAAAGTTCTTATGATATAATATGTATAATAAATGATGATCTTTCATTTGATCCAATGTTATTTAATAAAATTTCTAATCACATCAATGACAAGATAGGTGTGTATGGATTTATAGTCGGTGGTCATAAATATAATCAACCAGAATTAACAGATGGTTCAATAGATCTAATAGAATGGTCACAAGATAAATCTGCTTATGGGTTTGGTCAACTCATTATAATGAATAAAAATGATTGGGTTCCAATACCTGAAGGTTTGGACGTATATTTCGGTGATGATTTTATCTTACATAATACTATAAACTCTGGAAAGAGTGTATATCTAATATCAAATATAAATTACGAGGAAGATTTTGGTGCAACATCAAGAGATCTTGACATATGGAAAGAATCCCATGATAAAGAAAAGCCAATCTTTGAAAAATGGTTAAAGGGTGATAAACACAAAATGAATAAAAAAATTCTTATTGCAATACCAACAAATAAGTATATTGAAGTAGAAACATTCAAAAGTATTTGGGATTTAGAAATACCAACTGGTTATGAAGTTGAGTTTCAGTACTTTTTCGGGTATCAAGTAGATCAAATACGAAATCTAATTGGAGAATGGGCTAAAAGATATGATTATCTATTGTCCATAGATTCAGATATTATAATTCCAAAAGATGCACTTAAGAAAATGATTGCTGCTGACAAAGACATAGTTACTGGAATGTATATTCAACGAATACCAGATACTCATACTCTTGAGATATACATGGTAGATCCAACCGGTGGCATTATTAATATCCCTCATAATTTAATTAAGATACATAATGGTTTGGTTGAAATAGCAGCCTGTGGATTTGGTTGCTGTTTAGTAAAAAGTGATGTATTCAGAAAAATGGAATACCCACATTTCTATTATCAATCTGCAATAAATCATAAAGATACAGTATCAGAAGATATCTATTTCTGCAAGAAAGCAAGAGATAATGGATTTAAAGTTTGGGTAGATACAACTATTACATGCGATCATAAAGGTTCAACTTTCTTTAAAGTTAAAAGTGAAGTTAAACCAATAGAAATTCCAAAACAAGTAGAAGTTAAAAAAGATGAAACTGGTGTGACTGTAATACCTGATAGTTATAGAAAAGAGAGAATCTTTAAATGAGTGAATACAATCGTGAATATGCAATGAGTGAGTTTCAACAGCATGGTGAAACTTGGATCCAAAATAGATTTAATGGGCAGTTTAAAACAATATTTGATGTTGGATCTAATATCGGTGAATGGACAAGAATGACTCGATCATTTCAACCAAATGCTGATATACACATGTTTGAAATAGTTCCTGATACTTACAGTAAAATGCTTAGAAATATTGAACTAGACAATAAAATGATTCCGAATAGTTTCGGTTTACTAGATAAATCTGGCCCTGTGCCAATGAAGCATAAAACCGAATATGATTCACTCAGTACAATAGTTACAGATTTAAGATTAGATGATAGTATTCCGATAAATGGTCTTGCATTTACAGGTGACGATTATGTTGATAGTCGTAGACTTGAAATGATAGATTATCTAAAAATAGATACCGAAGGTGCAGAAGGAAAGGTATTTAAAGGGTTTGAAAAGACGCTCAAAGAAGGTAAGGTTAGAATTATTCAATTTGAATATAGTTTCATATGTGTGCTTACCAAATGGATGTTAATAGATAGTTACAATTTCTTGGAACCACTAGGATTTAAATTGGGTAAGTTAAAACAAGACAGCATAGAGTTTCATGACTATACTCTGATAGATGAAGATTTTAAAGGTCCAGAATATGTAGCAGTTCATCAAAATTCTTGGCACCTGTTTGGGTTATAAATATCACAATATAATTGAATAGAGGTGACTATACTATGGAAATCAAAAAAGGTTTTAACGAAGTAGAATCAAAGTATAAGTTCGGTAATAATGAATCATTTACCAAATATGTACTTGAACGAGGTGGCAAGATAAAGCCTCTCATTATCCCATCAGAACTAACTAATGGAACTGGATTAATGAATCCGACCATTTATAGATTGCCTGATGGTAGATTAATTGTCAATATCCGACACGTAAATTATACATTCTATCATTCCGAACGAAAACTATTGCAGCACCAATGGGGGCCACTTACTTATTTACACCCTGAAAATGATATGCATTTACGAACAACTAATTATTACTGTGAATTGGATAATGATCTTAATATCACTGGATTCTGTAAAATAGATACATCAAAATTTGACACATATGAGCCAATGTGGGATTTTGTTGGTCTCGAAGATGTCCGTCTTGTACTTTGGAATGAAAAACTTTATGCAACAGGTGTTCGTAGAGATACAACTACAAATGGTCAGGGTAGAATGGAGTTATCAGAACTTCAATACATTGAAGGTAAAATGACTGAAGTTTCTAGAGTCAGAATACCACCGCCAAAAGATCCAAATTCATATTGTGAAAAGAATTGGATGCCAGTTATTGATGAAGACTATACGTATGTAAAATGGTCTAATCCAACAGAGGTAGTCAAAGTAGATCCTATTGATGCTAAATCAACTACAATAAAATT